AAACGTTCACCTTGTCGCCTGAAGCGATTGCACCAGTTCCGGCACCGATTCTAGTTACTAGGTATCCAGAAGGACGGCTGTTAGTTGCAGCCTTGAATAGTTCGTAAGCAGTGTAGTATGCACCGGTTGTTTCAGAAGTAATGCCTCTGAAGAAGGTTAGTGAACCAGAGAACTGTGAGAAACCCTTAGACTGTGCATTTGCTGCATCAACAATTCCCTTGTCGTCAATCTTGTTAGAGTCAGTTGCACCCAAGTCATAACCATCCCAAGCGATAGCGCTTGTTAGGTTTGTACCTGCAACAATAGTTGCTGCTGAAGGAGTTGATAGGAAAGTTGTTTCGTTTGTAACTGAAGCTTTTGGAACCCAGTAAACAGCAATGTTTGCGTTTGACTGCATCTTTGTTCCAACAGTGGCTGCAAGAGCAGGGCCTGCACCACCGGTACCAGCAGCAGGAACAATGTTCACTTTAGCTTCACCAGTAGTTAGGAAGCGAGCACCAAGCATAATCATTGCACCATCGGCAACAATGTCAACTGGGTTGTCGGTTGTAACACCAAAAATGCTGAAGTTGTCTGTTAAGGCCCAAGCTGCATCGTGTGCCTTACCAATACGCTTGATTAGGTAGTACTTAGTTCCCGGAGTAACTGTGAATAGATCACGGAACTTGTTGTAACAGCTAGTAGCGGCTAGGTCTGAGTCTCTGTAAGCATCAAGAGATGCTTCGTAGTTGTATAGAGTTGGGGTTGAAGCCTGAGCTGAGTCAACCATTGAAATTGATGTGTCAAGGTCTGAATCAGTAAGGTTTAGTGTGTAGTTATCTGCAACAGCTGGAGAGATGTTAAAGATCTTTGTTGGGGCGGTAAGTTCAGCTAGTGTAGGTGCTTTCCAGTCTGCAAAAGCGTCTGAAGCTGCTACGAAGATACCAACATTAGGTCGAAGTAGTTTAGTAGGCATTTTTATTCCTTATTTTTAGTAGTTTCAGCAACTACAGGTTCTTCAACCTTTGATTGCTCTTTAGCGGATGTAGGTGAGGACTCTTCTTCAACAGCAACAATGTCTACTCCCAAAATTGGGTGCCCAACATAGTGATCTGGAACAAGATCGGTGAGATTTGTTTTAGTGTTTCTAATTAATGTAGCCAAAATAGTCCTTTCAAACCATTATTATGATACCACAGTATTTACTGTGAAAATGAAGGATACCTCTGAAATGTACTTTCTAGGCACATTAGAGCCATCCATATTTGTATAGTTGTTTCCACCAACTAATCTTAGTTCACCAGCATCAGTAGGCTTAAAACCGGTAAGCTTATTCCTTACCAAGTTAGCAACTTGTCTGGCAGATCTTTGTGTAGGGCCGACACACTCAATAACACAATAGCTTGTGCCTGAATTGTATCTAGTTGATAGTATTCCTCGACCCAATGCCGATTCCTGCATATCGCCATAAACGGCAACAATGTAAGGCAAAAATAAGCCATTTACCCCATTTTTTATCTTTACATCTTCAGGCACAGAGATCTCATAAACATCTTGGCTAAGTTCATTTAGCTTAGTTGTTATCTGATCTTGTATAGCCAATAAATCTAAACTCAAAAGACATCCTCACTCTGAGCAGATGCTGTAAATCCAGCATTTTTCATCTCAGCAATAAAAGTATTAGCGGCTTTATTGTAGGCTCCAAGCGCTCTAAGAGTGCTTCTACCCTCACCATCCATAGCTGTATTCAAGAATCCCATACCAACACCGCTAGGCTTACCGTATGCAGTCAGCCAGTATCCACCGCTATCTTGCATAACAAAATAGTGTTCCTTGTTTTTTAGCCAACCAAAACTTGATGTTATGTTGCTTTTAGTAACTTTAGGTTTGCTAGATAAAACAGATGAAAGCATCTTACCGCTCTCCATACGAGCGCCAGTTGGGCTTTTCTTTTTATGCCAGCGAGTTCCAGTAGGGCTACCTGCACCAATGAATTCACGCATATAATCCGCACCAGCACTAGAACCTTTATCAATAGCATTCGAGCTAGCCTCAAAAGCTTTTTGTACATAGATCCTAGTGTATTTAGAGAACTCTTCTATCTTAGGCATTTGGATCTGACTCCATATCCACATCAGCAATAATAGTTCTCTGCCAAGGGTTAGAACCATTGATAACAGATTTCACAACATAAGAAAAAGTTTCTAAAGCCGCATCCTTTGGGCTGTTCTCAACAATAATGTAATTTCCGGGCCTAATGTCAGCTATAGGTGCCGTAGCACCAACTACCTCATTCTTATTGAAAGCTATCTGGAACTGAATCTCCCTAACGCTTGTAGGATTAACATTTGACCCACGATTAGATGCATGATTTGACGGCTGAATTCTAGCTTTACCAGACCAGATAGCAGTATCTGATGTAGTCCAAGTATTTGTTGTAGCGTTATAGGTTCTTGAACCTAAGTTCTCGTTATAAATAGTTATATCGCATATCTGCATTCCAAGACCAACAGATGCGTGATGTGCAGTCCATCGAGGATCTAATATGCTTCTAGTGTTTAGACCCATAATTAATCCAAATCTTGAATGTAATAGCCTTGAGTGTAGTATGTTCCGCTATTCGGATAATAACTGTTTCTTGAATATTCAACAATTGAGAAAGCGTCAGAACTGTCGTCTTCGTCTGCTTCTTTCTTCAAAACATCTGCCTGTGCTCTAAGCTCGGCTCCAAGCTTTGCACCATCAGTTGCAAGGTCATCCGTCTTAATAACCTTGCTTATAAGGGCTTCAGAGGTCGCTAGAGCGAGTTTTGCAGCAGCTGCAGCTCTCTTTATGTTATTTGCGTAAAGACTCAGGAAAGCCTGAATTTGAGCGTCATTGAAGATGTATTCTGAAGGCTTTAGAGGATCACTAAGATCTTCAAGCACATCAGTATCTGGAATTAAAAGTCTAACTTGACCAATGCTAGTTGAATAGTCTGGTGGGATAATATCTGACATAAACCTATTCTACCTTATCCTAAGATGGATCTAACTTCTTCTTCTGTTAGACCTAAAGCTTGAAGTTTTGCTAGGGCAGATTGTCTAGTAGCTAATGCCTCTGATTCTTTCCTATTAGATTCTTCTCTTGCTGCAATTTCCTCTAGAGTTTCATCTCTTTCGGTTATTTCTCCAGTTTCGCAATTGATTTCAGTTATTTTGCTCATTAGTTCACTCCATAAATCCAAATAGTGCCAGTAGCACCTGTCCAAGTATTTGTGGCTGCTTGAAATGATATTTGAGTTATTGCTGATGCGGTAGACCCGACTCCCCATCTTGATGTGTTTGCTGCAGCACCTGCTCCACCAGAAACCCACATAGTTGGATTTATTGAAGTATAGTTTGGTATTTCAACCGTGTAAATGTTGTCTGTTGCTGGTGCTGTTGTAGCTACATTCAAAAGCATTCCAGCAGTATTTCCAGCTGAGGTTGATGATGCTGTTGAACTGGTCGCGTAAGTTGTATAAGAGGTAGCGGAACTAGAATTCACATTCATATAAAATGAACCACTGAGACCACCAATATTTGTAAATTGTATTTGTACAACCAGTTTTCTATAAGTTTGAGGAATATTTGTAAATGATGGTTGTGTTCCAGCAATAGTAAAAGGAGTGGATAAAATAGCCGTATATCCTTTATTGCTCCAAGTAGGAGTAGCACCAGAACCAGAAGAAGTAAGTACTTGACCAGAAGAACCTGCCACAGTATTCATTTGCAGTTCTCTAGTAGTTCCAGAAAGATTTAAGTTTCCACTAATACTTCCACCACCTGATGAGAGATAACTTCCCCAAGCCCAGCCACCAGTTACAGGTGCATAAGTTAAAACTTGGCCTAATGATGGAGATTGATATTGTATAAAATCATTTACAGAAATCGCTCGAAAAGCAGGAGTTCCCCCACTAATAGTCGGTGCAGCAAAGAATGTTGATGCTGTTTGACTTGGAAGAGTGATACCGTTTACAGTCAAGCTAGATGACCACTGTGTATTATAGTCTGTTGAGTTAATTTTAGTTAAAACTTGATTAGCGGTTCCACCCGTAGGCACACCCTGACCATTACTTCCATTAGTTCCATTGGTTCCATTAGAGCCGTTAGTTACAGTGAAAGTAGTAGTAGTTGCATCGGTAAAAGTAATCGTATAAGTATCAACTAAACCTACAGTTGATGTTTTAATTACTGTAGATATTCCCCTACCATTTGTACCATTTGTTCCATTAGATCCTGCCGCACCATTTGTTACAGTAAATGTTGATGTTGTTGAATCGGAATAAGTGATCGTATATGTATCAACTAAACCAACTGTTCCAGTTTTTGCAATTGTAGAAACTCCACGACCATTAGTTCCATTAGTTCCGTTAGTTCCGTTAGTTCCATTAGTTCCGTTAGCTCCATTGACTACTGTGAAGCTAGAAGTTGTAGAATCAGAATAAGTTATTGTATAGGTATCAGTAGAACCAGCAAGCCCTGTGCCTGAAGTTCTAGTAATTGATGTAATGCCACGACCAGCAGCACCATTTGAACCATTAGTTCCATTAGTTCCATTGGTACCATTTGAACCATTATATACACTAAAAGTAGTTGTAGAGCCACTCGTATAAGTAATAGTAAATGTATCTGTCGTTCCGGGAGCACCATTACCAGAAGTTCTAACTATAGAACTAATACCATTTCCAGTCGCACCAGTGCTGCCAGTGATGCCTTGAATACCTTGTGAACCTGTATCACCCTTTGGGCCAGTTGCTCCGGTTGGGCCTATTGCCCCAGTAGCGCCCGTTGCTCCCTGTGGGCCTGTAGCACCAGCTGGGCCCTGTGGCCCTTGGGGCCCTTGAGGCCCTGTTGGGCCTGTGTTACCGACAGCAACCAAAATAAGTAACACAGCGTGGCTATTAGGAAAGTTTGTAGTTCCAGTTCCAGCCGAAGCAATTAGGGTTACTGGATAGTTGTCCCAAGTTGAGTTATAAGTCGGAGTGCCTGTCACTTCCCATTTCTGGTAATTACCAGAATCATTCTTATCCTGAATGATAAGAATATCTCCTTGGTTGATTAGATCTAGGAATACGCTGTCATCTTGGTTATCTGCGTCAATGTGGCTAACTCGCAGAGCAGTAGAACTAATTTGAGTACTATTATTCCATCCCAACTGGTTATTAGTCGGATCTCCAGAAGTGGTATTAGTTCTAGTCGAATAGTGATAATGAGTTGCAGAACCACCTGATGCACCAGTAGCTCCAGTATCACCCTTTACACCTTGCAGGCCTTGTGGGCCAATAGGGCCTTGAGGGCCTGTTGCACCAGTAGAACCAGTAGCACCGGTAGCACCGGTGGCACCTGTAGCACCTGTATCGCCTTTTACACCCTGTATTCCCTGCAATCCAGTAGTGCCTTGAGGGCCTATAGCTCCAGTTGCACCAGTATCACCTTTTATACCTTGAATGCCTTGAATACCTTGCGGCCCCTGTGGCCCACGCTCACCAATAGCATAAAAAACTTCAGTAGCAGTGCTATCTGCATGAGAAATCTCAATAACATCATCAGGCTCATTTAAGATCTCAATAATAAGATCATCGCTCATTAGTAAACCACCTGTGGCGTTACAGAAACTTCACCTTCCACTAAACGAATAGTAGGATTACCGCCAGCAGCAGCAATCTCCATACCCCAATAATATTTTTCGCCAGTCAAAGTTGCAGTCTGCGCAGCAGTAATAGTGATAGTAATAATAGCTGTAGCTACATTTATGCTAGTAGAAACTTCAAGCGCTAAAGCAGAAGAAGGGTACTGGCGGATCTGAGTTTTACCAGTATAGCCAGTAAAGTTATAAAGAGAACCATCATCTTTATTAGTCAACCTAAATTGACGAGTATATGTTGCGCCAGCCTCAATGCGAAGCGGATAATTCTTGGCCATTAAAACTCCAAATCTATTTATCTTATTTTACCACAAAAAGTAAAACCGCCTCGGATAACTCAACGAGACGGCCTTACATTCACAACAGCAGCGAAGGAGAGAACACTGCATAACTATTATAGCACCACAATAGTAGTGGATATGCACAGAATTGAACTGTGGTCTTACACACTCCGACTTGCGGCTTTGATGTGCAATCGACACCATTTCATACCCTAAACAATAATACTATACCACCCAAAAGAAAAACCCTCAGCCTTTTGAGCTGAGGGTTGATCTTTGAACTGAAGCTATTAAGCTCCAGTTCCCTTTGAACCAAAGGTTCCAGCAGGAACTAGGAAGTTACCTGTTGCAAGGTGACGAATTCTCATCTGGAAGTCGTCGTTGTCGAATGAACCATCACGGACTGGAACTTCTCCACCAGCAAGGGTGTAGCTGTTTGTGTCCTTGATGCGTAGCTCTGGAGTCTCATATCCACGAAGGAATGCTAGAACTACTGAAGGGTTCAATGAGTTTGCCGGAGCAGGGATCAAGAACCAAGTAGTAGCAGCTGATGCATCGGTGTTAACGCGTGTGATCCATGGGTTTACAACGATGTCAAGCATACCTGCAACTGGGTTTCCAGTAACAGTTTCCACTCCGCTAACAGTTGTGCGAACTTCTGTTATAGAAAGGATGTTACGAGCAGTCAACTCAAGAGCCTGCGGCACAACAAGTGTGTAACGCTGGATTGGGGTGATTGTGCGACCATTGTAGGTTTGCTTGCTAATAGCAGCCATAGCTAGCTGTAGGTTAGCTAGGGTTAGAGTAGGGTTTAGACCTGCACCGTTTGCAACTGAACCGATGTTCTGGTTGGTTGAGTTGAAGTTGGTGGTGTTTAGACCGCTAGATGAAACAAGCTGCTTTGTAGCTTCCATGTCTTCAAGACCAGCAGCGTGTAGAGCTAGCTCGCTTGGTAGACGCTCAAGAACACCAAAGTTGTTGTCGTTTACGATAGATTCCCATGAGAAACGGATTCTCTCACCAGACTTCTTTACAGAGATTGACTGATCAGTCGCTGAGAAAGAAAGTGTTGGGTACTCGTCGTACTCGCCTACGTTTGGTAGTGAGCCTTCAAGGAAAGAAACTCCACCATTTGAACTAGGAATTGCAGTCTGGTCAAACTTGAACTGGAAGTACTTCTGCGGACGGAAGTCGTCTAGTGTTAGCTTGGTAGCGAATGTGTCCCAAACCTTTGGAAGGGCAGCATACTGCTCCAAAAGGATCTGGTTTAGCACTGGGCTAATCTGGGTTGGGAAGTCAGAAGTAGAAATACCTTCTTTTACTCTCAACTGTGCGGCACGATCTCCACGAAGAGCGTCGTCCCAAACCTTAGCGGCTTCTAATTGACGGGATGTGATATTCATGTTTGCCTTCCTTAGCAACCGAAGATGCGGATAAATGCTTTGTTAGCAGCTACAGCAGTAGTTGCGGACTTAGCGCGAATTGCGTGACCAAACAAGGTGTTGGTTGAAGCTGTGGTAGTTAGAACACCAGCTGATGTGATGTAAACTGCCTGACCAACAGTTAGAGCCTGACCTTGGAGGGTAGCAAGTGGAGCGATTGGTGATGCAGCTGACATATCAAACTGGAATGCACCGTTGAACTTGACAGTAGTGTAAGTAGCAGCGTCTGGGCCAGTGTAAGCGTCTAGTTCGGCTACGCCATAAAGACCACCGACAACTACAGGCCAACCTGATTTAACTGTGCTACCAACTGGCAGAACCAAAGATTCTGCTTTGTTATATACCTCATTAAAAGCCATGAGTGAGCCTTTCTACTTAGTAACTCGTCGAGCCACAATGGCATCGAACTCGTCTTGAAGGGTAGTAGACTTAGCTGCTTCTTGGACGTGTCCAACAACTGCTGATTCTACTGCTGCTGGAGTTACCACTGAAGCACGAAGAGCATCTGCATACTCTTTCTCACTTGCAAGTAGTTCATCAACAGACTTGGTGTTGCTTTCGGACTTTAGGGCCTCTGCTACACGCTTAAGTGCAACCTTTGGCAATCCTGATTCGTTAAACTTTTCAGCAACCTCAACTGGATCAATTGCCTCAACGGTCTCGTCTTCAGCACCTTCCTCAGTTTCGGCAGGCTTTGCAGCCTCGGCTAGAATCGAAACCGACTCCACCACAGGGCTAATCGCTTCAACGAAAGTAGCTTTAAGGTCAGCAATAGCTGCCTCAAATTCTTCTTTAGTAATAGACATAGCTATACCTTCCATATTGTCAGTTTCCACCACTGTTGTGGTTTCTTCCATTCTAGTGTAACTTTCGAGCAGAGAAATAAACTTTCCGCCTGCTCCAGCTACTGTAACCACATCAACACTAGTCAAAGGATCTGCGACTAGTGATTCAATGATCATTCCTTTACGACCATCAGCTTCACCTGCGTAGGCTTGTCCAAGAGCGTGGATTGATAAACCCACATCGCCGGCCATCTCTTTGATGATTGGGGCGTAGTGTGAGTAAAACTGGATGTCAGCAAATAGTGCTCCTTCATTGAACACTGCATCACTAACTAATTTACCTGCTAGCTGGTGAACGTCGCGCTCAGGTCTATCTGATGCTTCATTCAAGCTAGGATGATTCATAAAAACTTTTGTTCCAGCCTTGAAAACTTGTGGGCCAAACTCTTCAAGCATTTTTGCGCCATAGTAGCCAGAAGAACCCCAACCAGATTCAATTACTTTAACAGACCATTTGTTTCCAGATGACTGAGCATCAAAGGCGACTGATTCATCAAGCCTTAACATAGAACTCCAAAAGATGGTAGAAACATTACAAAGTAATAATACCACACAGTATTAGAGATTTTGATCTCTCAACTGATTATCGCCATTAGCAAGTTTACCTACAGCACCAGTGTTGCCCTGAGAAGGAACAACGCTACCTGCAGACTGTGCATCATTAGATTTAGTGTCCTTAAAGTTTAGGTTATTAGGAATCATAATTCCTTCAGGCGGCATAGAACCAGTAGCAGGAATATCTAGCAAATCAATAATCGCAGCGTGATACTGATCAGGTGAAAGCACACCAGTCTCCCAAGCCATAGCAAGAGCCTGAACCATTCTGTGAGTAGGCTCAACCTCAATAGAAGGCCAAGTAATAGCAACATCATTAGGTGCACCCAAGAAGCGAAGAATACGCTTATAGAACAAAGACCAAACGTGCTGACGAGCTTCCATAGCTTTCATAGTAGGAGTATCCAAAGTCTGTGCAGTACCATAAGCGCCAGACTGACCCGGATCTGCAAGCAAAGCAACAATAGAAACTTCCAAACCAGCGGCGATCATAGAAGCCAAAGAACGACCAGCCTCAAAGTCATAACCAGAGCCGCGAGAAATAGGAGTCAAATCAGTATCTGCACCCATAGCGGCTGTAGCACCAATACGAGAGCTATCCGCAACAGCAATTTTTGCTGCAGCATTAGAAACACCGCTAGAACGCTTAGAAGAAATTTTGTAAGCAAACTGTGCAAGAGCGCGAGTCATAATAGACCCATTCTCCAAAAATTCTCTATAAAGTTTAGACCAAGCAATAACCGGCAAAGCATCAGGCACACCAAAAGTCCATCCAACGTGGCTGTTGAAAGCCTGATGGAACATAACATAATTTAGGTCAACCTGCTCATTAGTGCTAGTAGCAGTACTCAAAATAGTTCTACTCTTAGCGGCATTCTCAGGATAAGTGTCAGTGTAATACCAGCGAGTAATAGTCTCGGCACTGCCAATAGAAGTAACACGGTTCCAAGTTCTACGAACAGCCCAAATAACTTCATTATTATCCGGATCAGTCATAACACCACTAACCTCAGACAAAGGAACACGCATAAACTGCTGGTCAGAAACGCGACCCAAAACAAAAACATTGCCATCAGTGTAAGCAGTCAGCTCAAGTTCCTCATAAGCTGCAGAAGAAAACAAGCAACGCTCATTCACAGGATTAGTGATACGACCCTTAACGCGGTTAGAAACCTTTGGCATAATAAATGATCTACCCCAAACATAAGAAGAACGCAACTTATATCCACGCTTGATAAGAGGATTACCTACAGAAAGCTCACGCAACTGACGAGAAGCAACGTGCAAATTATTTAGCGACACACCAATGTCTTCAGTCTGTGCGGTAACAGGGCTCCAGCCACGATCATCCAACATCAGCGAGATGTTACTCAACGCCTCAGATAATTTAAAGTTTTCTGCATCTAATGCAAGAAAACGCTCATTTAACTCTTCAAAACTAATTTTTTCATCCATAAA